AGGACGTCTACGCCCAGCGGGCCCGCGAGAAGTCGCTGCGGGAACGCTACGACCTACCCGACAACTTCTACCCCACCTCGCTGTCGCAGACCGAGGCCATTGAACGAGCGCCGGAGCCCGATCCGGGCGCTCACCCCGGAGGTGACTGATGGCGACACCCATCCCAACGCTTGAGGCCGACCCCTGCGGCCGCGCCATGAAACTCCGCGAGATCAGGGACAACATCATCAGCGGCGGCGCCGTGGTCGAGGCCGAGCAGGAAGCCGGTCACGGCGGACGCCGTCGGGTGAAGTTCTCCCCGGCGAATGTCGGCTCCCTCGACCGGGAGATCGCCGCCGCCGATGCCGCCTGCTCCGCCCTGACCGGCGGCCGGGCCAAGCGTTTCGCAATCGGGGGGCGCATGTCGTGAGCACGAACCTCCTCCCCCTCCTCACCCAGCGGGTGTTCAACCGCCCGCTGCTGATCCATCCCGGCATGGCCGACGCCCTCTACGGGGTGCTCGACGGCCGGATCAACGTCGGCTCGTTCGCGGCCGACGTCCTGCCTCCTACCCCCGAGGCCAGCCAGTTCAAGGGCACCCGCATCCGCGAGGACGGCACCAGCCGCACTGTGCGAGCGACCGGCAAGACGGCGCTGGTGACCATTGACGGCTCGCTGGTCAATCGGGGCGCCTGGATGGGCAAGGACTTCTGCACGGGGCTCGTCTCCTACGAGGGGATCAACGCGCAGTTGGACGAAGTAGCCGTCGAGGCGGGGATCGAGAACGTGATCCTCGACATCAACAGCTACGGTGGCGAAGCGAACGGTATGGCGGGCACGGCCCGGAAGGTCCGCGAGCTCCGTAAGACCAAGTACGTGATCGCGGTCATCAACGACGTTGCCGCGAGCGCAGGCTACGGCCTTGCCTCCGGCGCCGACGAGATCGTGGTCTCCGAGACGTCGGTGGTCGGCTCCATCGGTGTCGTCATGCTCCACCTCGACCGCTCCGCGGAAATGGCAGCGAAGGGCGTCCGCCCCACTTTCATTCACGCGGGCGCCCACAAGGTGGACGGGCACCCGTTTGGCCCGCTCCCCGAGGGCGTTCGCGCCGACATGCAGCGCGACGTGATGGCCTTCTACGACCAGTTCCTCGGGGTCGTCGAAGCCGGGCGGGGCAAGTCCCGACTGAACGTCAAGCGGGCCCGCGAAACCGAGGCGCGCACCTTCATCGGGCAGTCGGCGGTTGACGCCGGTCTGGCCGACCGCGTCGCCTCGCTCGACGATGTTCTCGCCGAGCTCTCCAAGCCCCGCGCCCGGGGCCCCTCCTCCAAACCCTCAAACTCACCACGGAGTAAGGCAATGCTGCCTACCGAAGCCAACAACGAAGCCCCGGTGCTGAACGCTGCAGACCACGCCGCCATCGCGGCCGAGGTGGTCAAGCAGAACGCAGCCTGGGAGGTCGCCCGCGTCGCCCCTGCCGCGCCCGCCCCCGTCGCCGCTACCCCGAAAGCCGAACCCTCGGCGGCCGACGAACGCGCCCGCGTGCTCGGCATCAAGGCGCTCCCCGAGGCCAAGGGCCGCGACGCGCTGGCCGACGCCCTGATCGCCAACGGCACCTCGATCGAAGGCGCCAAGTCGATTCTCTCGGCGTCCCCCCTCGCCTCGGCCACCCCGGCCCCGGATCAGCGCCAGAACACCGGCGCAGAAATGGGCTCCAGCGACGGCCAGGTGAAGCCCTCGGCAGAGCAGGTCAAGACGGGCTGGGCCAAGGCGTTCAACCGCCTGAGCTAAACCGGCGGCTCGCCTCTAGCCATCCCCCCCAACACCGGCGCCCGCGGGGCGCATGACAAGGACTTCCCCACATGACCAAGCTCACTGAAGGCCGCCACGCTGGCGAGGGCCTCCTGTCGGAGGCAAACTTCCATCGCTCGCGCGGCAAGGCCACGATCAAGTCTGGCTCGGGCGTGATCGAGCCCGGCGCGATCCTCGGCAAGATCACTACTGGCGGCAAGTTCGCCCCGAGCCCGGCCGCCGAGACGGTCGGCATCGAAGGCGCCCAGACTGCCGTCGCCATCGCGATCTACGGCTGCGACGCCACCGCGGCAGATCAGGAGATCGCGATCGTCGAGCGCGACGCTGAGTGGCGGATCGGCGCCGTCGTCTATGAGGCCTCGGTCGACACAGACGCCGAGAAGCTGGCCAAGCGGACCCAGCTGGCCACGGTCGGCATCATCCTCCGCTAAAGCCACCCCCACCAGCACATCGCCAAGCCTGCCCACCCCCTGCGGTCCACGCGGGGCGAGCGCGCTTGTGCCATCGCAACAAGGAAACCGCGCGATGCTCGACATTTTCAATCAGGACGCCTTCAGCGTTACCTCGCTGACCGACGCCCTCCGTGATCGCAAGCCGCGCCCCTCGCGTCTCGCCGATCTCGGGCTGTTCTCCTACACCCCCGTCTCGACGCTCACTGTCGCCATCGAGCGCGTCGGCGACGTGCTGCAGCTGGTCGCCCCGACCCCCCGCGGCGCCCCCGGCGAAACCCGCGAAGATCCAAAGCGCACCCTTGAGGACATCCGCATCCCCCACTTCCAGCGCGACTGGTCGGTGTATGCGGACGAAGTCCAGGGTATCCGCGCCTTCGGCTCCGAGACGGTGCTGGAAACCGTGATGGGCAAGGTCGCGGCCAAGATGGCCGATCAGGTCGATGACCTCGACCTGACCGACGAGTACGCCCGCCTCGGCGCCGTGCAGGGCATCGTCACCTACAAGGGCGGCCAGACCCTGAACCTGTTCACCAAGTTCGGCGTGTCCCAGCCCGCCGAGATCGACTTCGATCTCGACAACGCAAGCCCGGTCGATGGCGTGCTCCGCAAGGCATGCACTCAGGTGATCCGCGCCATGCGGAAGGCCCTCGGTGGTCTGGCCTTCTCGAAGGTCCACGCCTTCGTCGGCGACAACTTCTTCGACGACCTGCTGCAGCATAAGGAAGTCCGCGCGACCTACCAGCACGCGGGCCAGTCCGAGTTCCTGCGCACCTCCTATGTCGGCCCGAACCGCGGCTCCAACCCGATCTTCGAGTTCGGCGACATCGTGTGGGAAAACTACGGGGCCATCGAGGACACCGGCGACGGCGCCCTGCTGGGCATACCCACCGACAAGACACAGTTCTTCCCGCTCGGGATGCCCGGCCTGTTCCGCGGCTACTACGCCCCGGCGGACTACGAGGAGACGGTCAACACCCTCGGCCTCCGGTCCTACGCCAAGCAGTGGCCGATGGTGAACGGCAAGGGCCGCCACGGCGAAGTGCAGCGCAACGTGCTGCACCTCTGCACCCGCCCGGGCACCCTGCTGCGCGGCAAGCGGACCTAACCGGCCCGCCTCTCCCTCCCACCCGGCCAAGGAACCCTCCGGAATGTCTCTGTTCGACGATATCGACGGCTCGCTGCAAGCGGCCATGGATCACGTGTTCGGCGAGGCAATCCGGGTGCTCCCCCAGCGGGTGGGAGGCAACTACGGGGCCGGGGCTCCCGACCCGGCCCGCCCCCCGCTCGACACCCGGGCGATCATCAGCCGTGCCCCCAACACGGGGAAGCTCGACTTCGCCGGAACCGGCCGCATGGGGGCGGAGCTCTCGCTGGCGCCGTCCGAGTGCTGGATGGACCGGGCCGCCTACGCCGCCCTCGGCTACGCCATCCGCCCCGGCGACATTATCGAGCTCACCGAAAAGAGCTGCGTGCGCGTGACGGTATCCAACGTGGCGCTCGGCGACCACCGGGACATCGTGATCCACTTCACCGCCGGAGCTTCCGCCCCATGAGCATCATCGCCCTCGCGATCCGCATGGCGGCGACCCGCGCCCTTGAAACCGAGGGGGCCACCCTCGCGGGAGCCCGCGTGTTCGACAGCGCGATCACCCCGCTCGATGAAATGGTGTCGGCCGAGCCCAAGCCGATGATCGTCGTCTCGACCGAGGACGACAGCGCCGAGGTCGGCGGCGCCGACTGGAACAGCGGCGGCCGGTCGATCCAGCTGGTGATCGAGACCGCGATGTCGCAGTCGGTCGAGCTCCCCGATGGCGAGGGCCAGGGCGTCCTCGTCCCGAACACCGACGCGGGGCTCGAGCTGACCCTCGCCGTCCTCTCCCGCCAGATCAGCGCCTGCCTGTTCGGCCGCGGCGGCGGAGCCTGGGGCGTGGTGTTCCGCAAATTCGTCACCGGCACCTCGGAGGTCGTCTCCCGCCGGGGCATCCAATCGAAGGAAGGCGCTCGCATCGCTGCACGCCAGACGGTCTACTCGATCAGCGCCATGGCCGAGCCTCCCTTCGATCAGCCGGTGGCGGCC